CCGGGAACATGCCAAAGGTGGTGCAGGACATATCACATGAGATCTGGTCTACGCTCTACGACACCACCCAGTTTGACAATTCATCAAAGTTGATGCAAGGGGTTGAGGTCTACATGAACAACAACGGCTACATAGGCACCTACGTAAACCCAGAGGCGAACTTGGAGGGCTTCGATGGGAAAGAGATGACCATGATCAACATCGCACTTCTCAGCCTGTCCGTCAGAAGGTGGAGGACACGCCAGGACGTCGTAGATGCGATAGGGGCCAAGGCTGCGAACTCGACCGCTGCATTGCTTCTCGCGTACATAGACGACGGTATGGCCCGTATAGACCTCCCAGTTGCAGCCTACTACACCCTGGCGGAGGCCTTCAAGGACTGTAGGCTGACCACTTTCGGAGGATGTGGTTTCAGAATCGAGCCTGCAAAGTGCTTCCCGAGCGACTGTTTCTTCATCTTTCTGAACGAACCATACCTGGCAGGGAGGCATGTAGTGCATGGAGTCAGGGCGGCAGCGAGGATATGCAGCGAGCCAATCGAGCCGTTCGAGTCCCTGGTTCATATCATCGACAAGACCTCCACCGGGTGCAGGGGTGCCGTCATGTCAGGGCTGGACACCGTGACTGCAATGTACATCCTTGCGTTCCATTCATACCTTCATGTAAAAGAGTGGATCCCGAAGATCACAGGGAGTATCGCCGCTGTCTGGGCTTTGACTCCTAGGGCATGGGGCGGGCTCGGCATGCCATCACCAATGCAGCTTCAGACCACTGCGTCTGGTTCTTCGATAGCAGAGGGCATCACCATCCTACAGAAGTGGGCACATCACAACAGGGCCGTCCGGAGAGTGTTCATCAAGCTGTGCAGGTCCGAGTTTGCTCATCGATCTACCAGTGGGATACTGACCGCGCCTATGTCTGCACATGTCCCGGCTGGATTCATCAGAGACGGTCGCGTGTCAAAGGAGGTGAAGAAAACGTTCCGGGCCATGCAGCTGGACATGTGCCTTTCCGCCTTGGCATCGACCTTCCTCGGCTACTCCAGCAAGGAGGGGTTCGAAGAGTACGCAGCCGTG